CATTACCGATATCTCTCATATAAGCAGACATTTCTTTGCCAGCAGATGTAAGTAATATTCTAAAAGCTTTAATTGATTGTGGTCTATTTAAGTTCCTAAATATCTGTGCAAACTCTACCGTAGAACTCACTGCAGCTAAAGGTAGAGCAGTAATAGTAGATAAGAAATTAACAGTACCTAATGCACCTTTAATATAAGGATTAGTAATAGGATGGAAATTACCTGAGCGCATACTGAGAAAATCTTTAATTTCTTTAGCTATAAAGGAAGCAGTAACATTATCAATAGTACCTTTGTTTACGGATGCTTGTATTAAGGAAGCTAACTTAGCACCATCTTTACCAATAATATTTTTATTAACATTAATAGCAGCAGCTTTACTTGATAAAGAATAAGCATTGTTTAATATATCATTAGATAAATACTTAGCAAACCTAGCTCTGTTTCCTGGCTCGTTTAAAGCTTTAATAAGAACATCTTTGTCTTTTAAACTAGCAGTTACTTCAGTAAAAGGATTAATATCATCATTAAATACGTCATCAATAGTAGTATTATCTCTGTTGTTCATTAAAGAATTAGCAATTTCTCCTGCTTCTTTTGCAGAAACTTTTAATCCTACTTCTAAATCCTTAAGAAACTCTTTATACTTTTTAGTAATAATAGTTTTGTCAATAGGCGACTGCTCTAAAAATGATTTAAAAGTTAAAGTAGAACCTGTTGCATTGTTATAACCGTTAATAAGATTAGTAATCTTACCAGCATACTCGGACAATTGCTCTTTGTATTGATTATTAACTCCGAAATTAATACCTAAACTATTAGCTAATTCATTAGCTGTTTGGTCAGGGTAAAGATTCATATTATAAGAAATACGTTCTAAACCATCAATAACTTTTGGATCATTAAACAAACTATTAATTTGAGTTTCATTTAAACCTTTAAACTTACTAAGCATTTCTTCTTTAGTACCGAAATTACTAAATATCTTAGCACTCAAAAGAGCTTGGTGTTCATCAATAGATCTACCATTAACAGGTCTTCCATAACCTAAGAACGTAGCAAGAGAACCCATATACTCGTCAGCATGTTGCATGTTCTTCATAATGGTACCACTGTATTTACCAAACAAAGAAACAATACCCTTATCAACCCACCAAGATCCCGTCTTAGCGGATATACCTTCTGTCTGTCGCTTAGAAGTTTCTAACAAAGCAAGCTCTTCAATAGTCTTATTGTTTTCAGGTTTACCAAATGTTTCTAATTGTATTTCAGCAGCAGAAGGAATGTTACCACGCTCTTTATTCATATTCTCTCTAAATGCAGAATCACTAGTAATTTCTGTAGGTGATATTCTATTTGTTAATGTAGAAACAGTAGTGCTACCGCCACTCATAACCCCACCAAGCAAGCCACCACCAACAGCCGCATTAAGCATTCTGTTCTTTAATTTATTTTGTTCTGCACTATCTGTAGGTAAGGACAATGTAACTTCTTCGCCTAAATAACCAGCTAATTCTTGTAATGATTCTGTAACTGATTCAGTTAAACCGCCAACAGCAATAGACTTACCAATAGCTTTTGGTCCTAAATTTGACTTAATAGTAGCAACTCTTAATGCTTCACCTACTTCTTTAGTAGCTTCTTTTAAACTGTTTTTAATTAACTGTTCTGCTGCTTCATCACCAATGCCTTTAAGCATTAGTTCTTTCTTAACCATTTGCTGAGTAGCTTGTTTAGTTATATCTAAACCCGGCTTAAAAATAAAACCAAGGGCTAACCTATCTAAAGCTGTTTGAGTTAATCCAGAAGCAATAGCAGCAGTAGCGTTTTTGTTTTCTTCTTTTTGGTTGTTCCAAGTGTTACCAATATAAATTCCAGCAGGAATAGATAAAGATAAACCATAAGTTAATGGTGCAGCTAAAGTAGAAACAATAGTTGTTAACATTTGTGGGGCAGACACTGCAGCCTGACCAATAGAAAAGTCAACAACCTTACCTAATGTGTCTAGCTTCCAGTCACCATTGTCATCGAAAGCCTCTGGTTGTTTTAAGTAAGGTAACTTTTCTAAGTTATCTTGTACACTTCTTACGTTAGCACTACCAATGTCTCTTAACCAATCAACTCCAGTACGATCACCAATCATTTCAAGAGTTCCAAACAAACCCTTTTTAATTTCTTTACCGCCAATACTTAAACCAGTACTAAGAGTAGTGTTTGTAACACCACGTTCATCTTCATCAGGTCTAACTAAAGAAGGTCCAACGAAATAATCAAAGTCTGCTTGATTAAATTGTTTGGCTGTTGTTGTTCTTAACTTAGAAAAAACTCTCTGATTAGGATACATTTCACCTATGAGATTAGAATACATCTCATCTGCAATAGTAACCTTACCTTCTAATTCTCTTTGCCTACGATCTAGTTTACCATAGGCTTCACTAGCTCTTTGTGAAGGAGTACTTTCTTTATAAAGATCAGTGTAACCTTTATATAACAACTCATTAGTTAAAGCTCTACCTCCTGAGTAAAGATCACCTAACTCACGACCATAAATATCTTTATTTCCACTTAGCTCAGGTGTTGTAAAACCACCACCTTTAATCGTATCAGCAACTAATTCAGATTGTGTATCAGCACCTAACTGAGCACCTTTAATTTTACCGGGTAAAAATTTAGCGCTTTCTCTAGTATTAATACCTTGTAAACGTAATGTTGAGTCAGGAAAGGAAACAGTATCAGCATCTTTTAATTTAATGCTGTCTGTTCCCGTATCCATAACAGAGGGTTCAGGGATAGACTTTGCGTCTATTCCCATACCTATAAGTATTTCTTTAAGTCTATCCATGTTACCTCTTATTTTTTAAATGTATCCAAAGCAAACAATGCAAATGCAGTATTTCTATCTGAGTTCTTATATCTGTTTTGTATACCGTTAGTATTAGCAGCCCATACTTTTGCTAGTCTTGCTATCTCAGCGTCAGGTGTTGTATTAGTTTTATTCTTAGAAACAAAAAGATTAGCTGAATCCCTAAGAGCAAGGATATCGTCAGCTGACATTAGTCTACCTGACTTTTTATCTAGGGTAACTAGCTTATCAGACAACTTACCACGCTCTCTAAATTCACCAGCAGCTAAATAAGGAGTAATATCTTTAGTGTTTTTAAAGGTACCAGACTCAATATCATTTGCTAATTGTTCTGCTGCAATAGTAGTAATCTTTTCAATTTCGTTTTGAACAGCACGATCGTCTAAATTAACTTTGCCCCTGAAAAAACTTTCAACTTGGCTAGCAGCTGATCCAGCAGTAACAAGCCCTTTTCTTTCTGGGTTAGCTTTACCTTTAACATTAGATGCACCAAAATAACTTTCGACAATTGGTTCAAATATATTTTTAGAAAGCTTTTCTGAAAACTCTTGAGCACGTTTTAACTTGGCTTGATCACCATATTTATTAGAATCCCATTTGTCTAAGAAAGAACCTTGAGCCATCAAAGCATCAAAAGGAAAACTCTTATCTCCAATGCGAACCATTTGAACAGTTTGACCTTTACTAGGACCAAATTGTTGAACTGTTTCGTATACCCAAACAGGGTCTCCGGGCTTAAATACTTGACCATTAAGCTTAGTAGGTGTAGTAACAGTCATAAGCTCAGATTTACCATTACGAATAAACGATGTTTTTATTTGTGGTGCTTCACCTTTTTGACCGCCCTTAAACCAGTTTCGCACTTCCATAGCATCACGACCTTCTTTAACCATTGCTGATTCAAGTGCTTTATTTTCTTCGCGAGTTATATCTTCTTTTCTTAATTCACGGTCTCTGGCAATACGTTTGTCAAGTAATTCTTCTTGTTGATTAAAACGTTTGTCTTGTTGTTCAGCCGCAAAAGTTTCAGCTTGACGTCTATCAGCTGCTTGAAGTGTATTTAAACCAGCAACTCGTAAAGAACCACCAACAGATCCACCAGTTAACATACCGCCAGCAGCTAAAAGACCAAAGCGAACAAGTTCTTTATCGTTAAACAAACCTTTAGGTCCAAAAATACCTTCTAAGGCTTTAGCAAGAAATCCCTTTTTCTCTTCAGGTGTTCCCTGCATTTGTGTTGCTTGTCTAACTGCTTCGCTAACAGTATCAAGTTCTTTTCTTGATTCTAAACCAAGAGTATTAAACCTATCAACATTTTGTTTATTAGAAAGACCATTACCAACAAGTTCAGGAACTTCTGTTTGTGGCCCCTCTCCTAAGGCTATATTATAAGCTTGATCGTTACCAATAGCTTTTTCATTTTTTGAAATATCAATTGGTTTAGGTATTTCGTTATCCACAGATACCGGTACATTTGTAGTTGTAACTGCCTTTTGTGCTGTTAAATTTTTATTTAAATCAGGAGGAGCTACGTTAAAAATAGGTGCTCTAGTATCTGCTAATGTGGGTATAGGTTGGTTAGCTCTAGCCAAAACTTCTTTAGCTGCTTGAATAACCCTTGGGTTACTACTCGTAGCTAAGTCTTGTTTAGCAATTAATACTTCACGACCTGATGGTGGATTTGTATTAACAACAACCTCAGGTTTAACAACAGCCAAAGGAGATGCTAAAGGAGATTGAGGTTCTTTAGTATCTAATGTACCAGCTTGAGCTGATGGGATAATAACATCAGTAGCCGCATCAGCAATTTTACCAAGATCTTTAACCCTGTTAGACCACCCTTCTTGAAACTTTTTTTGTGAAGGATTATTCTTAACAATTTTGTCTACATATTTTTGTCGCTCTTCTAAGTACTTAGCAGGGTCACCACCAGATCTTTCTAAAAATCTTTTAGCTGTACCTGAACCTTTATTAAATGCAGTATCAAAATGAATCTCTCTAAGAGCTGGATCTAATTTATCAATTTGATTTTTATCCCAATAGTCTCTCTTAGCAATCTCAATAGCTTGTTCCTTAGTAAGATTTTTAATATCTAAATCTGGGTAAGCCCTTTGGCTAATACCATATTTTGTTGCACCGCCTTTATCACCCTTAACTTTGTGAAAAGCTTTATCTTCACTAGGATATTCTCTTTGAAATACTTTTTCAATAATTGTATTAAAGTCAGAAGGTTGACTTGTTGGCTGAGCTAAAGGAGCTACAACAGGCGGTTTAGTAGGATCTTGACCTGCAATGTAATTAAGGAATCTATCAAGGTAAGATACATTATCTGAACCGTCTTGATAACCAGCAGCAGACTGTACTTGCTGAGGTACTACACCGTATGTACCATTAGCATAATTAGCCTGAGCAGAAGAACCACGTTTAAAGTCGGGTACACTCATAGTACCATTCATAAATGAAGATCCGGGTACGTCTGGATGACGATAAGCTAACGATGGTACACCACTAGTACCGTCTGCATTATACATAGGGGCATCTGAGTTACGTACGTCTACTGCACCGTCACGAAGCCTATTAGCTTTACGACCTTCTTCTACCATACGCTTAATAGCTTTTTTGTTTTTAGGGTCTTGCGCTGCAGCACGAGGAATAACAGCCTCTCCAGGAGTAAGCATAGCAGGAACTGTGTCAGTACCTTGTGCCTTAAATATAGGGGATTGAGGCAAGCTACGTTGACCTTGTTTGAACATACCAGTACCCGCCATAGGATTCTGAGTTGGAATACCTAGCTTTTGTTTATTCATTCTAGGAGCTGGGATACCCATATCCTTAAGTTTAGCATTATTAACTTGTTCTTTATGACCTAAACCTTGATTAGCTTTTGCGGCTGCTTCTTGGAGTTTGATCTGATGTAATTGCTGTTTACGCATTTCATCAAGACCCATCTTAGCTTCTTCACGAGCTTCTTTATTTTGGAACTTGAGATATTCTCTTTGTTGTTTACCTGATAATGGTGCCATAGTATTTCCTTAAAATATTTTTAGCTTCTTAGCTAAAAGCCCTGCACCAATAGCCCATCCTACGGGGTTAGATGCAAGAGCCGCCATAGCCGCACTGCCTCCAGCGCCTAAAGCACCACCTAAACCAGCGGCACCTGAGCCAGCACCTAGCGCACTAGCAGCAGCACCGCCTTCAGCTAAAGCAGCACCAGTAGTAGCCGCATTTGTTAATGCTGCAGCACCTGCTGAACCACCCATACCGCCAAGAGCCATATCTGTAGCTGCTGCTTGAGAAATAGCTTGAGCTTCCGCTAATGGTCCTGCCATTTTATATGCGTTATAACCTGCTGTAATACCCTTATCAGCCGCATCAACACCTTTAGTCATAGCCATAGAAGCTAATTGTTGTTGTGTTTGATCAGGGACACGACCCAAAGCTTGCTCAGTAGACGGTCTAATCTCTGCCGCCATAGGTGCTGCAGACCTACTATTAACCCAATCCCATGGATCATCTACACCAGTAGTACCCATAGCATAACCAGGAACACTTGTTGTACCGTCAGCAGCCATATAAAAGCTTGGATCTTGAAGTACGTCATATGGCTTTTCGGTTACTGTTGGGTTAGCTGTTGAAGGCGGATTTAATGATGGATTAATTGTTGAGGGTAAGTTTAATGATGGATTAAATGTTTGATTTGAATTAGAATAAACATTACCATAAGTAATAGGAGTACCCATAGCAGTCTTTTGTGGTTGCATTGGCCCAGCACCCTTACCACCGCCCATAGAGGGTTGAGTAGGCATAACAGCAGGACTCATTACATCAGCACTTGGCTGATTTGCCATATTAAATACCGAGGGGGTAGATTGTGGTTGTCCTTGTTGAGGAACAACTGAAGTTGGCATACCTTGTGATCCAGCCATTATTTACCTCCAGTCGCTTGTTGTCTTGCAGGGTTACCATAAATAGTTGAAGCATAACGCTGAAGACCTTGCCAACCTGCGTCAAGACCTTGTTGATCAATACCACGTTGTTCACCACCAAGTTTAGCGATGTTACCAACACCTGTGTTAACAATGTTAGCACCTGTTGATGCACCGCCTTGAAGAGCTTGTTCAGCCGCAAGACGTGTGCTAACATCACCTGACCTAAGATTAGCCAAGTTAGTAGCAGCATTAAGAGTACCTGTCTGAGTACCTGCCAAAGCTTGTTCAGCGGCAAGTCGGTTTCTAAACATATTGTTTTCATATTCAGCATCAACCTTAGCAAGCTGACCTGTAGTCTCAGCGTTCTGAGCACCTTGCATAACAGCTTGTCGTGCAGAACCTAATGTACCTGCTTGACCAAAACCAGTATTCAATCCTGAGACTTTCTTTTGTGCGTCAAGTAGGATACCTTGTTTTTGAGCCGCAAGAGTTTCAGCACTAGGGGCCATAGCCATACCAGTAAGTCGTTTAGCTTGGTCAGCCATAGAGCCTGTAGCACTACTAATCAAAGCTTCAGAGCCAGATGTATCAACACCAGTAGAAGCAAGGTTAGCCAAGCGACCTGATTGATCACTCAAAGCACCAGCAGCACCTGTAGTTGTTGCACCAATAAGGTTAGCACCACCACCAAAAGCGTCTTGCTGAAGTCTTGATGCACCAGCTACTTTGCCCAGATCACCTGATCTATAACCAGCTTCAGCAGCATTACCAACATTTTGTAGGTAGGGTTGCGCCCAATCAGGAATACTACTTACTGTACTAGTACCTCCACCACCACCGTAGTTCCTTTTTATAGAACCATTAATTTTATATTTCATTCTAAATCCTTTCGCATTACTACGTAAGCTTCTTTAAATCCAGATACATACTTTGGTAGTACCTTTGCCCATCCTGGACGACCCCATTGTTCAATAGCTTTACAGCCAGAATCACGGGCAAATTGTTCCACTGTAGGGAACACCTTAGATTGTTCTTCAAAGTCACTACCAGAAAAAGCAATGATGTGAAGTGTTTTGTGTTGAGAGTATTGTAAGTATTGAGTAAGACCAACACCTATAATATTTAAACCATCATCTACTACCGCCCAACATTGAACGTATTCATTGAGGATCTTCTTAAGATAGTCTGTAAGTGATGATTCTCCTTGGCTATGCTCAATTACTTTACTCAGATACCCTGAGATAACAGACCAATGTTGAACTGTCTGGTCGGGGGTTAGTAGAATTATTTTCATATTATTTATGGTGGTGTTGGCCACACTACGTTTAATGGATATCCGGACTGATCAGGTATATCACGAAGCTGTTGGCGATATACTGCCCAAGCTTCTTGTTGTTGTTGAGTTAAAGGTCCGTTAGGCAGCTGAGTCCAATCAGATTGATACAATAAAAATTTTCTTTTTTCTAAAATATCATTTTCTGCTTGCTTTTCATTTGCAATCCATTGTTTTGTAACGAAATCAAAAGAAAACCATGCGTTTGGTTTTGGAGGTATTTTTATTTTTTGTTCAGTAACTATATCAATATAGTACTCACTGCCATCAATGTTATCTTGTAAATAAGATTCATTTAATAAATTATAATTTAAATTTAATTCATCTTCTATACATGATAGATTTTTAATAATTTGGCCAGTTGTTTTTGAATAAATAGTATAAATCATCTTTTAAATTGTTGTACAACAAATGTTCTGTTATTAAATGCAAATGGTTGAACCATCAAACCACCAATTGGGTTTTTCGTAGTAATTGCTTCAAATGATACTGTTACAGCTCCAGATGGAATAATTACTCCCGAAGAAAATTGGCTTCCTCTTAAATTAATAGTCTCGGTAGTTCCATCACTTTTAAACCATTTTATATAAAATGCACAAGTATCATTTACATTAACACCATCATCATCACTAGCCCCAGATTGAACTAAACTAGCAAAGGCTTGGGCAAGCCATTGAGAAACTGTTCCAGCGCTTGTTGTTGTTAAGCTAGCAAGCGTATAAAAGGTATCATAAGAATTAAGATATATAGTGTTTGTATCTAAAGATTGTGATACTAATGATACAGCATTAGTATTAATATTACCTGTAGCAACTACGTTACCGTTAAGGTACATAGCACTACCATTGTAAGTAATATTAGTAGAATTATTACCTAAAGCAAATGTACCATCACTATTAATTCTAGCACCTGAGCCAGTCATGCTAGTCCCAGATATTGCTGGAGACGTACCTACTTGAAGGTTATTAGACCAAATAGTTCCTGCAGCAATCTTTTCTGCTGTAATAGCTTCTGAGCTAATCTTGATAGCTGTAATAGCGTTAGTAGCTATCTTGTCTGCAACAATAGCACCTGCTGCAATCTTAACTGCAACAACAGAGTTAGCCGCAATAGCGTCTGCAGTAACTGAGTCTGCAGCTAGCTTAACTGCTGTAATGGCACCAGCCTCAATCTTATTTGCTGTAATAGCATTAGCGGCAATCTTGTCTGCTGTTACTGCATCAGCATTAATCTTAGCCGCTGTAACAGCGTTAGCATTAATCTTATCAGCGGTAACAGCATTGGCAATAATTTTATCAGCAGTAACTGCGTTAGCCGCAATGTTAACTGCGATAACAGCATCAGCCGCAATCTTACCCGCAGTAATAGCACCCGCATTAATCTTAACAGCAGTAACTGCGTTAGCCGCTATCTTGTCTGCGGTAACTGCGTCTGCATTAATTTTAATTGCGGTAATCGCATCAGCTGCAATCTTATTTGCTGTAATAGCGTCTGCCGCTATCTTGTCCGCAGTAACTGCGTCTGCACTAATCTTAGCGGCAGTAATAGCCCCTGCATTAATCTTATCTACTGTAACTGCATTAGCACTGATCTTATCTGCAGTGACTGCGTCTGCCGCAATCTTAACAGCTGTAATTGCATTAGCTTCTATGGTAGCTGCAGTAACCGCATTAGCGGCAATCTTACCAGCAACAACTGCATTGGCTGCAATAGTAGATGCGGTAACTGCGTCTGCGGCAATCTTACCTGCTACAACAGCCCCTGCTTCAATAGTAGTTGCTGTAACAGCATTAGCCGCAATCTTACCTGCTACAACAGCGTTAGCCGCTATCTTATCAGCAACAACAGCATTAGCAGAAATCTTATCTGCAACAATTGCATTAGCAATAATCTTATCGGATGTTACAGCATTACTACCAATCTTAGTTTCAGTAATAGCGCCTGATCCCACCTTAGCTTCTGTAACTGCTCCAGCCGCAAGCTTTAAATCGTTTACCGCATCGTTAACTAGTTGTGCAGTATTAACAGTTCCTGAATTAAGGTTACCTGTTGCAGCACTAATAGCCGCAATGTTAGTCTTAGTAGCTGTAACAGCTCCAGCAGCAATCTTGAGATCGCTTACTGCGTTATTAACTAATTGTGCTGTATCAACAGTACCTGAGTTAAGGTTACCAGTCAAAGCGCTTATAGCAGCAAGATTAGTTTTTGCAGCTGTAACGGCATTAGCCGCTATCTTAGCTTCAGTTACTGCACCAGCAACTAAATTAGCCGCATTAACAGTGTCTGCTTTAAGGTTGCCTGTTGTAGCATTAAGAGCCGCAATATCTGTTTTAGCGGCTGTGATAGCACCATCTAGAATTTTTAAACTAGAAACAGCATTGTTAACAATTTGATCAGTACCTACTGTACCACTGTTAAGACCGCCTGTTAAAGAGCTTATAGCGGCAATATCCGTTTTAGCCGCAGTGACTGCGTTAGCCGCTATTTTAGCGCTTGTAATCGCATTAGCAACAATATTAGCAGAGGCTACTGTATCAGCTTTAAGGTTACCAAGAGTGTTATCTAAAGCGGCAAGGTTAGTCTTTGCAGCTGTAACTGCTCCATCAAGAATTTTTAAATTACTTACGGCATTATTAACAATTTGTGCTGTGCTAACTGTATCAGGGTTAAGATAACCTGTTAATGGGCTTAAAGCAGCTAATTCTGTTTTAGCGGCTGTAATAGCTCCATCAAGAACCTTAAGAGATGTAACAGCCCCATCAGCTATTTTAACTGTTGTAACAGCATTGTTATTTATTTTATCTGTTGTAACAGCATTGTTAACAATATTACCATTAGCAACAATATTACCATTAAGAGTTAACACAGTACCATTAAACGCAACGTTGGTGGTAGGATTACCTAGAACAAAATTACCATTAGAATACAAGTGTGTACCTGAACCAGTCATTGTTGTACCACTAAGCAGTGGTGATGACCCAACAATAATTTCACCTGAGGTTAATGTACCCATATTAGCTGTAAGAGCCGCAAGGTTTGCTACAGTAATTTTGTCTGCTGTAACTGCTCCAGCCGCAATCTTATCAGAGATAACAGCACCAGCTTCAATCTTAACAGACGTAATAGCTTGGGCCGCAATAGCTTGAGCACCAATAGTAAATGCCGCAATGTTAGCGCCTGTAATAGTATTAGCAAAAATCTTGTCGCCTGTAATTGTACCTGCTGCAATGTCTGCGGCAACGATAGTTCCTGCTGCAATTTTACCTGCCACAACTGAGTTAGCGGCAATAGCATTGGATGTTACGGAGTCAGCCGCAAGCTTATTAGCAACAATAGACCCAGCCGCAATAGTGTTTGTTGTTACTGCGTCTGCGGCAATCTTACCCGCTACAACTGCATTAGCACTGATCTTATCTGATGTGATAGCATTAGCCGCAATTTTATCTGCAACAACAGCATTGGTGGCAATCTTGTCTGCTATAACAGCATTAGCAACAATCTTAGGTGATGTGATAGAATCAGAAGCAATCTTTGTTTCTGTAATAGCTGCTGTAGCAATCTTAACTTCTGTAATTGCATTGGCAACAATGTTAGCCGCATTTACTGTGTCAGCCTTAAGATTACCTAAAGTAGTATCTAATGCAGCAAGAGAAGCTTTGTTAGCTGTAATAGCACCATCAAGTACTTTTAAATTAGTTACAGCATTATTCACAATCTGTGCAGTATCTACTGTATCTGGATTAAGATAACCAGTAAGGGGGCTAAGAGCCGCCACATTGGTTTTAGCCGCAGTAACTGCACCGTCAAGTAACTTTAAATTAGTTACAGCATTAGTTGCAATTTGAGCCGCAGATACTGTGTTAGGTCTTAAGTCTCCAAAGGCTTGATCAAGAGCCGCTACGTTAATCTTTGTAGCTGTAACTGCATTGGCGGCAATCTTAAGCTCGGTGACTGCATTATTCATAATCTCATTAAAAGAGATTGTAGATGGAGGAACAACAATATCTAAGTCAATAGCATTACCATCATCCTGTTTCCAATGATAGTCTGGAGCAGAAGTATTAACAGCAAATTTAATCTTTCTACCACCAAGAATAAGGTAATATAAAAAATTAATAGTACCAAATGGAAAGATAGACTTGTACCAAGTATAGTCTGCTGGATTAGTTGACTCAGTAGATGTGCTACTATTATAGATACCAAAGTAAAGCTTAAGAGTAGGTGTATTAGAAAAACCTGTGCCTACATTGTCATCAGCATATTTAACATGGATATACTGGTAAGTATAAGAACCCGGATCTCCAGCTGGGAGATCAGGATTTGGCTCAGTACCACCAGACAACCCATCAATATTTAAACTTAAATCAAACAAATAAGCATCAAGCTCTTTATCCCCTGTAATAGGTGGATTAAACATTATTACCTCCTGTCTGCTGGTCTAACATCAAACGATATCATTGGTAGTCTCCAATAATCTGTTGATGTAATATATAAGTTCATTACACGACCATTAACTCTTGGGTCTACCTTGTAGCCCTGTGATTTTTGATTATTAGGTAGGAATGTAAATACATCCTCTGCGGTATATGTTGGTTCGTCAATATAATTGTTTTGACCACGTACTTTAATACTGATACTTGCTGTTGAAGATACTTTATCAAACACAGGATATATCGAGTTAATAATAGAACTAGCTGTTAAGTCACCTGTATTAATTTTCTTTGATACATAAGAGTCATATGGAACAAAGGTAGTACCATTGTACATAAGATAAGCATCATTAGTAATTAATGTTTGTGTGCTGGTAGTTGTAAACAACAACTCTTGTTTAGCATAAACAAAAGTACTATTTAAATTTTGTGGAGCATTAAACGCATATGTAACGCTAGCTAATTGTCTCTTTGTCCATGTATTATTTTTATAATTAAAGATAAGAGCTTCGTTACATACTGTAGAAGATCCTTTAGGATAGTTAATCCAGATTTCTTTATAGAATGGATTACGTACTACGTGTACCTTACTGATTTGTGCTTTATTTAAATTATTAAAGAAATACTTTTTAATTCTAAAGTCAGCAATAGATTCAATATTACCTGAACCATTGTGAATATAAATATCATTACGATCTACAACAAAATGGTTACCGTCAAACTCGCATACACAATCTGTACCGAGGATACCATAAGACTTTGAATAAGGAGTTACTTTAGATATTGTTCCAATGGACAATATATTAATACTGTCTTCAGAATAAATAAACATGTTACCTCTAAGGTCAAGCATATCTAATACTTGGGAAGTAGAGCTTAATTCAAACTCATCAGCTGTGTCTGTTGTAGTTCCGGGTTGCCATACTTGAGGGATATTACCTGTAGGTGCTTGAACAGACACACGTACTGTTCCGGGAGCATAGGTTACAATACCGTCTTGTGTTAAAGTTAAGTTAGCTGCAACAAGAGAATAATTAAATGATCTAATAACTCGAGCTGTTACAGTAAGACCCGCAACATAGTTCCATCCAGGAAGTGGTTGAAAGGTTGATCCTGCTGAAGGACTACCATACAGACAGTACAAAGGTGTTGTCTGACCATTGTTTACAATAATAGCAAAGCCACCGTTAAATTGTGTACCTTGCCAATCACTGTTGTCATACACTACGTCTGCTGAAGTAAACATATTTGATGTATTACCAGCAGCATCTACTCGAACGATAGCTCCATTCTTAGCAAAGATATTATAACCTTGATCAGGTCTTTTCCAGTGAATACCATAGTTAGGAGCAATAGCTACAGTCCTGTATGCTGCTTCTCCAGTAATTGTTTGTACTGCATTATCATCAAACCGAACATTGAGTACATCAGAAAAAACATTAGGAGGAACAATTAAAGGGGATAGGTCTGTGTTGAGACCTCCCTTACCTAGGTCTGTAATTGGTGTTGCCATAAGATATCCTTTTTATTACTAATAGGTACCGATTAAGTTTTATTATATTCTTCTTCGGTTAATAGACCTGACTTGTATTTATTTGCAGGTCGGAAAATAGTTAGCTTCTGACCCCGCATTTCAGGTGCAAAAGAAATATGAGTCCAACGACCATACTCGTGAATCATCTGATCAAATTTAATTCCAGCGGCTTCAATGGCTTTGCATACTGCTAACGGATTACCGTAGGACGATGTAAAGTCAATAGCCCAACCATCCATGTGGGAGGATACTCGTGATCCACCAACGGCTACGTTTACTTCAGGTAGTCTAAGCCAAGAGTTTACGCTGATAGGTTTACCGAGTACAGCACGTATCTGTTGCATACCCTCAGCGGCTTTCTTCATGTTCTCAAGTTGACGTTCGTCTGGTTGATTGTTGATACCCATTCGAACAGCTGTGTCTGAATGTGTAGCTTCTTCGAGTGTAAAGTTTTCACTTAGCTTTGTCATTTCTTAACCTTGTCTGCAATCTTTTCCATAGTGCGTCCACCAAAGTAAAACGACATAACTAACATACCCCATTGACCCAGTAGTTCTACATAGGCTCCACGGGTTTCGTAATCAAAAATTGATGCAATAGCAAAGCCAGAGTAAGCTGTTAACAAGAATACTAAAGTTAGTGGTCGGATATTTTTAGACATCCATGAGTCACTCACCATATCAGCTTGCATACGTTGAGTGAGATTATTTTGTTCGGTCTCATATAGTTTAGTTTCATTAGCCATCTTAGCTAACTCACCATCATGAGCCATCTTTTGTAGCTCTAATTGAGCCTTAGCTTTTTGTTCGGGGTCTGGGATAAGCTTATCAATGAGCTTACCACCTACGTTTAACAGGGCATCTAGTCCTAGCATATGTTTCCCTCCTATGCGTATTTATCAAAGTGTGTTTTGTTATTAAATATTTCTATCTCAACAAGATTTTGTCTAGCTCTTTTGTTGTATAATTCTAAAGCTAGTTCATCAATGGTTTGTCTGATCTTATTAGCCCTAATTACTGCATCATATTCAGACTGTAATCTTTCAACTCTTGTTTCAAAAGCAATTGATTTAACATCGTAAGGGGTAGGAAAAACAAAAGGATACCATTTATGTAATGAGGTAATCATTTATTAACCTCTTTTTCAACAAGTTGTTGGTAAAGAAAAACTACCTTACTTCTTAATTCTGTGCTATCAGCAGTGCCAGCCCATTCAGGTAGGTTATTCCATATTAATACTAAATCTTCTTTACTGCATTTATGACCTTTAAGGTCTAGCCATCTGTTGAGATGGATGTGTCGTTCTAATGGATTATGTATTGTCATACTTAACCCATAGAACTCCACTGTAGAGCATCTAATCGTTTGAGAAGATGCTACTGATATCAACAATAGAAATGCAGCTATAAACCACTTCATTTTAAATGTAGCTTATTGTCTATAGCCAACCATATAGCACCAAAGAAAGCACCAACGATAATCACTGGTTTAACTGCTTTGGCAAACCATTCAAGAACAATGAATGCACCTTGAGCAGCATTAAAAGCTTTAACAACTTCCTCTGTACTTTTATCTAGTTTATCTACTTTGGCTTCTAACAAAAGAAGTCGTTCATATATCTGTGAGTGGCTTACTTCTTGTTCTTGAATGATGTTCATCTATTATGCCTTTACTTCTACGTCTTGGATGTCAGGTTCTTGTTTAGTTTCAAGAGCTTGCTTTAACAAAGCAAAGAAAGCATTACGACCTACTTGGAGTTGGTCAACATTAAACTTTGCTGATTCTAATTTACGATCAAGATCTGCAACATGATTCAAAAACATTTGTTGTTCTTGAGTCATGTCTTCGTATTTATACTCGATACCGTCAATAGTTACGGGGGTCTTTTCATTTTTTCCCATGATTATTTTCCTTTTAAATTGCCACTAAATGTCAGGTAGTGACTTCCTGTTTTTTTTTAAAATACAATTTCAGCGCCTATTTAGTTTAATAGTATGCCGCAGTAAGAGTAATCAAAGATGCAGTAGCTACAATGTTTGATCCCCCACTATTAGTAGAAATCTCTATAGTGTAGTCTGCTGTTGTAACGCCAAAACCGCTGGTACGCTGAACAAAAACCCCTTGAGTAGTATTTAACTGCAACCACCCAGTAGTACCCGTTGCCGAGTTACCTGCCCCACCAGAGAAAAATGTTCTTGTAAACCGAATCCAGTATCCCGACCCAACGCCAGTAGTTGTAGGTGTCGCCCAGTTACCTGATTTGCCTGCACTAGCTTCAAGGGTAGCGCTCCAAGTACCATTAGAAAGAAAGTTTAGCTCTGCAGTAGACGGTTCACCTCCGGCATAAGGTGTTGCGGCAAAAGGCTCGTTAGAAGTTACTGATGACAAAGAAATTGTTACAGCAGACTTACCCCAACCATCGGACATTGAAATAGTTGTGCCACTTCCAGTCTTCTGAAACAAAGATCTAAGAGCAGAATCATTCATATCAATCGTAGCAGTAGCACTTCTACCTAATTCAGTATTTACTTGTGATAAGGATATCGCTGATCCTGATGGGGGTAATGCCATTTGTTAATCCTTAAATTTAATTAGCTGAGGGAGGAGGTGGTCTAATACCACTTTGTTGAGTTGAATAAAAGTCTTGACCTAACTTGCTTAACTTCATAAACAAATCAATGCACTCACCAAGTTGTCCAACAGACAACTGTTTCATAATGACGTTGAATTCCGCTACTGTTACTTCGCCAATATTAATTTTATCGTTCATATATCTCTTCTTTTATTTAAGGGGTTGTTGGAGTAGGTTCTGGAGGTGCCCATGGTAGGGTTGGCTCTGTCACCGGATCAACTTTATCTGCAATTTGTTTTGCAATTTGTTGGTTAACATGCTCTTCATAAAAGCCTGTAACTACTGGTTGAATCCAGCTTAACACAATTTCTTGTGTAAGTTGGTCGTAAGGAATGAAGTCAGTTTGTTCAGGATTAGGGTCTAGGGGTGTTGCACCGCTAAAAGTTCCTGTATTTCCGTTTTCATCCGTACCTGTTTTTGTCCAATAAGTTTGGACTACATAGTCGGTTTCAGTACCAACCTTTGTAACTTTCATGCCTGTTACGGCCCATGTATATGTAATTGCCATGATTATTCCTTAATCAATTTTGTAATAAGTAACTCTAATTTATCTACTTTTGCTTTTAAACTTAGAACTTCTTGGTCTTGCTCTTTAATAGCCTCAACAAGAACTGAAACAATTTTTGAATAGTCTAAAGATTTTGTTTCTTTAGAATCTTCTTTTCCCGGTTCGCATGTACTTGAAGTTAGAACTAATTCAGGGAAAACTAATTCGACTTCTTGTGCTATCATACCAACTGAAAGAGTACCTGTTTCTTTCCAGTTAAAATAAACACCTCTTAGTCTTTTAACTTTTTCTAAAGGATTATCTATTAGCTTGATATTAGTTTTTAATCTAACGTCAGAGTACGCAGTAATATTGTTTCTTGCAGTTAAATTACCAGCCATATCTAGAAATAGATTTCTATTCCAAGCAGAACCATCAACGCCACCACTATTGCCGCCATACCAGTTAATTGTTTGATCCATGGCATGGTGTACTAACCAATAAGAGCCAACATCAGTATTTCTTAAGCAATAAGATGGGTAGTTTCCTCTAATCGTAAATTGTTCAGAAACACCAAATGGGTTGTTATTCCAAGTACCTCTTAATATTTGGTATCTATATGAGCTACCACTAGATGGGTCAGCGTAAAAAGCAGTGTCATTAGCATCGTAAAAAATTGGCGCTCGCATATCACCATTAGACTGCCAAATGCCATTATTTAAAATCCAACCTGAAGTATAAGCTGAACTAAAATCACTACCGCCAACACCCCTACGAAACACCCAGCCACGACCAACGCTGTCCATTGTTAAGTAGGTGTTATAGCCATCTCCCTGACCTGTTGGATTTGGGAAATTACCACCATTATTTTTAAAACCAATTGCAGAAGTTGTAGTATTACCAGCACTCCAAAAGAAAATTTGATTTGAAGTGTCGGTAGGGCTTTGATCTCCTCGAATAGCAACACCGTAAAGTGATGATATGCCCTCGGGATCAACGTAAAAGTTAGTATTGTTGCTGTCGTAGAAGATTGGTGCTCTCCACGACCCAGAGGCAGTACCATTACCGTTAGCATTTAAAGTGTAAGGTTCAGCACCGTTTGAATTCCTAAATGTAAATACACCATCACTTGTATTTTGAAAATACAGGTTACCAGAATGCCACTGGATCTTGTTCATTTCACCAGTCCAAGTAGTGTGATTACCTTGAATAGCTCCACCAATCCTTAATGATACTCCACTACTAGATGGATCTAAATAATAAGTTGTGTCGTTGCTATCATAGAAAATTGGTGCTCTAAAGGAAGGATTAGTACCACTTACTTGTGCAATTCCAGTGTCGTATGCAACGGAGAAAAAAGTATCAAAAGAAGTTGCTACTGCTTCATTTGTAGTAAAACGCCAGCTCCAACCATTTCCACTATTATTTGTTGTAATTCTATAAGTAAGAAAACCACCAGTATCTGCAACAGTAAAACCACCTTGTCCTCCAGAAGCCGCATAAACACGAACAGTACCGTTACCAAGATCAGCATAACCAGCTGTGTTACCACTGTCGTAAAAGATTGGTGTACGAACATCCGTAGCAACAGTCATATTGCCGCCAGTGCTTATAGTAGTTCTTAGCGAAGCAGTGCCAGCTGGTACAAACTCAATTGGCCCAGGATCATTCCAAAGATACAAACTTTGATTGCTAACACTATTTCCAGTAGTTCTGTTTTTAATTAAATATCCATTGCCACCACCAGATTGGTTTAAATGAAGATACGCATAAGTTCCACCAGAATCTGTGTTTTCTATTGTTTGATAAACCGCACCACCACTTCCCCTTTGAAGATTTACACTTGCATTTGAAGTCCATGCGCCTATATTGGTAGCACCATTTGGGTCTACATAAAACGCAGTGTTGTTACTGTCGTAAAAGATTGGTGCACGGTAACTATTATTTGCTTGGGAAAAAGTTGAATTTTCATAAATTATTCCTCGAGCATTTTCAATTATCGTGTCGCCAAGACTGTGTCGAATATTAAACTGTGCAGGATTTCCAGCAGACTGATTGAAAGACTGAAGAATATAGCCTGAATCGTTTTTATAGCTATAAATTGGTCCGTAAATGTCTATGTGACTTCTAAAATTAGTAAACGCAACATTTAATGTGTTTATATACGAATTACTATTAGGGTCTACATAAAATGCTGTGTCATTACTATCATAAAAGATTGGTGCACGGAAAGAGGCAGTAGCAAAGATTGGAGTTGTTCCCCAACCTAAGTCACGACCCATCTCTATATAATTACTTCCACCACCCCAAAATACAAATGGTGATGCAAGCCTATTCGCAGAATCATGTATAACAAATTCCCAATTATCAGCACAGTTTGCAAGTATACCACCATTCATACTAGTTGACCAACCACTTGTATAATGGTAATTAGTACCAACATTTCCTAATGCTAAAGAACCTACTTGCATACCCGAAGAATAATCAACGTTACCTATAGCTAATTTCGAAAATCTGCTAATATTGTGGGGATCCACATAAAAACTAGTGTCGGTGCTGTCGTAAAAGATTGTGGCACGAATATCAGTGTCGCTTCTAAAACTTGAATTAGTACCAAACCAAGTAGAATTGTTGTTTATATAGTTGTTGTTTGAGCCTAAATACAGTGCATTACCCATTCTAAAGTTTACGGCAGTAACCGTATCCATATTAGAAATACCTGCTGGGTCTGTATAAAATCCAGTGTTATTGCTGTCGTAAAAAATAGGTGCTCGGTAATCTCCACTAGTTGTATAAGTACCTGTACCGCTTCCTTTGTTTGTCAAGTTTGCAAAATCTACTGATCCTGCTGAACCAGCACTATCAGCGACCCTTGCGGAATCTACTCGAACACCATAGGTATTTGCACCGTTCCAACCCATTAATGTTGGGTATGTTCCAGTCCAATTATTTTGTGGGTTGGTGTTGCTACAAGCACCTCCGCTTGGTGTTGTGCTAGCTGAAGCATCAAAAATAACGTGGCTGTTGCTGTAGTTTTTCCATCCAAGCATACCAACAACATTGTTAATAACACCAGTGCTGTTCCAATTTCCTTGCGTACTTGTTAGTAATACTGCGCTACCACTAATATTAATACCCCAAGTTCCAGACGCTCCAGATCCTGTTAAAGATGGTGAGTAGCTTGTATAGTTACCCGCATGAAGAACTTGGTTACCATTTTGGGTTATTGCACTAATAGCGTTAAATGCGCCAGCATCTGTTAAAATAGCAACAGTTGTAGAGTCTGCTTGATTACGCCAAAGAAATCCGTTGGTGTTGGTATACATGTAAGTATAACCAGAGTTACCAGCAAACAACTTTGCACCACTTACAGTGTTGTATACAGTACCAAGAAAATTAATGCCTCCAGACATTGTCCCACCCGCTAAAGGTAAATAATTTGGGGCTGAAGTAGCAGTAGCCGCCAACGTAGCCGTAGCAGCATTACCTGTTATGTTAATACCCCAAGTACCAGAAGCACCACCACCTGTTAGGGTTGGAGCGTACGAGTTGTAGTTACCTGCGGTAAGTACTTGATTGCCGCTAGCGGTGACGGAACCATCTGCCCAAACACGGAGTAAACTAACCGCCCCAGTTCTGTACACACCCCACGATGGAATAGTTCCTGTTGATCCATAATCTTCATACGAGGGGATATGTACTGTTAGTATGCGATCAGCGATTGCTGCCCCTCGGCCATAAAACCAATAATTGTTAGCGTTGCTAGTGCCTGCGTTTGTATCTGGGAAAGAGATTCCACCCCATTGTTGCGTATTATTAGGAGATACTCGGATTGCACCTGCGTAAGAATCTGCTTCAGCGGATGCAGTAGTAACCAATCGTCCGGTTAACGTACCGCCAGCTAAAAGCAAATAAGGACTTAACGCAGCACTAGTGATATACCCGCTAGGATTACTAGAATTATAAGGCGTATATCCTAATGCAGTAGTAACCATTCCAGAGGTAATACCTGAAATATAACCGCTAGGGTTAGTAGCATTATATGGAGTAAATCCAAGAGCAGTAGTTACATTTGAACTAGTAATGCCTGTAATATATCCATTAGGATTAGTAGCATTATAAGGAGTAAACCCTAGAGCAGTAGTTACGTCAGAAGAATTAAGAGTAATAGCTCCTGTGCGTGTGTTAAAACTTGTTACACCACCAACAATATTAATTACACCAGTAGCAGAATCATAAGATCCAGCACCTGTAACCGAAATTGCAGAACGAGCACCAGCAGTAGTAATATAATTACTTGGATTAGTAGCATTATATGGTGTATAACCAAGAGCAGTAGTAACCATTCCAGAAGTAATTCCAGAAATATATCCTGCAGGATTACTTGTGTTATATCCGTCAGTAATGCCATAACCAGATAGTGTTGTAGGCTTACCTGTAACACCACTAAATGGAACAGATGCAGCACTAGCTACTGACAAAGTAGATTGAGGAGTTTTAGTCCATAAACCAGTTGAGCTAACATAAACTAATGTATCACCGTTTGTAGGTGACTGAGCAGACACATCGTGTAACTCATCCATTTCATAACCGTTTTGAATCTTAACTTCAATAGTACCTTGGTTAGCATGACTACGTGTAACTACACCTACATAAACTAAATGCAAAGGTGCATAAGGTTTTGTACTTGTGTATGCACCTGCTGTAGCTCCACTAAGATATAATTGGGCACCTTCTGCAAAAGTAGAAGTATCTAAACCGCTTACAACACCAATAACAACTACATAACCATTTTGGTTGTTGCTAATATCAGCTTGAACCATACCATAAGTTTGTGCTGAGGTAGCGTCACCTGTAGCAAGTGCTTTTGAAACAAGAGCTTTACTCCCATTAGCTCCAGTAATATACACTAATGTACCTTTAGTAAGAGTAGCGCCCGTTTGGTTACGCACTTGGCTAATCAATGTAGCAGTACTACCTGCAATACCTACGCTTAAGTCTCTAGATGTACCTGTTGTTGTAATAACAACGCTACCATCATTAGATGTAATAGCGCTTACTGCATTATCAGCTAAAGTACCTTGAGCAGCAGTCGCATAAGCTGTGCTGTTAGTTGTAGCCGCAGTACCAAGACCAAGGTTAGCCCTTGCTGATACAACGTTAGATACGTCATTAAGGTTATTAACTGCAAGCAAAGCACCAGCCAAAGAAGCATAAGCCTCCAGCCATGTAGTACCTGAATAAACCTTCATTGCGTTAGTAGTTGTATTAAAATACAATGCACCAGTTACAAGAGGATTACCATCGTTATCTGTTGTTGGATCTGTTGCTTTCTCACCAAGATATTTATCATCAAAGTTATCAAAAGCCGCTAATGCTTGATCACGAGCCGCTTCTGCAGCTGCTTGGGCTGTTGCCGCAGATGTTGCGCTTGTTGTAGCATTAGTCGCAGATGTACCTGCAGAAGTAGCAGATGCGGCAGCATTGGTAGCAGATGTACCAGCAGATGTTGCACTAGTAGCCGCACTAGTAGCTGAGTTAGCCGCATTAGTAGCAGATGTACCCGCAGATGTAGACGAGTTAGCCGCATTAGTAGCACTCGTAGAAGCGTTATTCGCTTGTGTTGTAGCTGTTGTTGCACTACTAGCAGCACTTGTAGCAGATCCTGCGGCAGATGTAGCACTGGTTGCAGCATTAGTTGCTTGCGTAGTAGCTGTTGCGGCAGATGTACTTGCTGAATTTTCGCTAGCTAAAGCATTAGCCGCACTTGTAGCCGCTTCACTTGCTTTAGTAGTTGCTGTTGATGCTGAACCACTGGCAGATGTTGCTGAAGCTGCTGCATTAGTAGCGGATGTTCCAGCAGCAGTCTCTGATGTAGCCGCATTAGTAGCGCTTGATGCCGCATTAGCCGCTGAAGTACTTGCTTCAGAAGCTTTAGTAGTAGCGGTTGTTGCAGATGTTGCGGCAGAAGTAGCACTAGTAGCCGCCTCAGAAGCTTTAGTCGTTGCTGTAGTAGCCGATGTAGCCGCCTCACCCGCTTTAGTTGTAGCTGTTGCAGCAGATGTAGATGCGCTAGTCGCTGAAGTACTTGCAGAAGACGCACTGGATGCTGCATTAGTAGCACTAGTAGAAGCACTCGTAGCAGATCCTGCAGCATCAGTCGCAGATGTACTAGCAGCTATTGCCGATGTAGCGGCATTTGTAGCAGATGTACTAGCCGCAGTTGCGCTTGTTGAAGCACTGTCAGCACTCACAACAGCTTCAGCCGCTTTAGTTGTAGCAGTAGATGCACTTCCAGAAGCTGATGTAGCTGATGTTGCGGCAGAAGTTGCGCTTGACGCTGCATTAGTAGCCTGTGTTGTGGCTGTAGTAGCGGATACAGCAGCTTCGTTAGCTTTAGTTGTTGCTGTTGATGCGCTTGCAGCTGCATTAGTCGCAGATGTATTAGCGGCAGAAGCACTTGTAGCCGCATTAGATGCGGAAGTTCCTGCTGAGGTAGCACTACCAGCAGCATTAGTTGCAGAGGTAGCCGCATTAGTAGCTTGTGTTGTTGCAGTAGCCGCACTTGTAGCGGCAGAGCTTGCAGAAGCACTTGCCTCTGAAGCTTTAGTTGTTGCTGTTGAAGCACTTGATGCGGCATTTGTAGCCGAAGTAACTGCTTCACTAGCTTTGGTTGTTGCGGTAGACGCTGAGTTAGCGGCACTTGTAGCAGACGCACTTGCGGCTGTAGCTTGAGTGGTTGCTGTAGTAGCGCTAGTAGCGGCACTTGTTGCGCTTGTAGCGGCTTCAACTGCTTTAGTTGTTGCTGTAGTTGCTGAAGTGCTTGCAGATGTTGCGCTATTAGCGGCATTAGTTGCACTTGTTCCAGCGGCAGTTGCGCTATTAGCGGCACTAGTAGCACTACCTGCAGCATCAGTTGCGGAAGCTTCAGCTTCTTCTACTGCATTACCAATTTGTTCAAGAGACTGAGCCGCTTCTGCTGCACTTAAAGCAGCCTCACCAGCACTTTGTGCGGCAAGATTAGTATAACTAAGCGAGTCAGCCGTATCTAAATTATCATATTCACCACCAGCAGACAAATTACCGGTAGCACCTGGATTTACTTGATAACCACCCTCCCCATCACTTCCATCATATTGAATAGGGTATGAAGAAATACCTGACGAACCATCGTCATTGTATTCTCCACCAACTGAAGGGGTAGTAGTACTACCCGGTTTTTCTTCGTATGCCATTCTTACTCCCTGTTATATCAGACCATTGGTATTAAAGTTAATTTGAACGTTACCACCAGATGCTCTACGGAATTTTTCTTCACTGTTAACAGAGGAAATATTTTCTAGGAATTTGCCTTGATATCTTTGTTCCATCTTTTCATCGAACAAATAGGCTCCTAGATTATATAACGCTCCCCAGATTAACATTCTTTCATTTTGATCTCTTAACCAGTTAGGTACTTCTTTTCCTGTATACATTTTTGTTGTAACAGGTGTGTTGTATGCTGTAGCCGCTTCGATAGTAGAGAAGCATTTTGTTATACCATCTTTGGTTGAAAAGTAAAGATTAGTACCGCCAGACGCTACCAATTCAAGATAAGGTTGGTTAGCATCAGACAAACTAATAATATAATTAATAGGTGAAACGTTATACACTGCATTCAAAGCAGGTAGTCGTTTATAATAATGTATCTCTACAATAGCACCAACAGCTAATTGTGGGTGAATATATATTTTGTTCTTTTCCCACATCCAGTTGTATACTGAGTACTTCTCACTATACAAGTCAAAGAAAGTACGTTTATCAGTTACTTCATTAAATACCTTACTTACATTAGATGGGAAGGTAGAGTATGAAGTACCAATATTATCTTGTGCAATAGTTCTGATATACACAAATTGTGTTAAATCTTCTGGAATATAGAATGATGTATAGGCATTACCATAAGGTAATCCTGCACTGTTTTCCCCTAAATTATCATCAGCAGTAACCGTATAACGTACTACTTCTTCTAATGGAGGAATTCTTAATAGTCGATAGCATTCATCGGCAGAATAATCTAAGCAATCTTCAATTACGCTATCAGGTATAGTATTTACTTCGGGTTTGTTTGACCAGTCCCGTACCTTATCTACGAGTGCGTCATATCGGGGTGTTGCCATGAGTTATTCTCCTGTAATATCAGAGTGCCCTTACATTACTTGTTTTAAGTAAGGGATAGTCTGTTTCAATAATTTGTTTTAATCGTCTTAGGTTTGCAGGCTCATGCATGAATGTATCTGAGTGAATATCAAGACCATACTTAGTCAAGATATCAATAGCTACAATATCAGGGATAATTGCAAAGGAACGGTATGTACGACCGTTGGCGGCAAAAGAATCTAGTTCTCGTTGTTGTGCTGCATACTCTTTGTATGCGCTTACGTCTTGTTCAAGACGGAAATCTTTTTCATCTGTCTTTACTTGGAAACTGTTTTTGTTTCCTTCTTGTGATAGAAAGCCCATGTGTCCTCTTTAATTAGTTGGTCATGTAGTTGCTGAAAGCACCGTCATTAGTGAAACAACCATATTCGTATTTTGTATTAGCACCTGTAAACGCAGGTGTTGACGCCACCACCAAAGCGCCAGCAGTTCCATTAGCACCGTCATAATATTTTACCTGAGTAATTTTACCACGAATAACTTTTGGTGCGGCATAGTCAGAGCCAGCATCAAATGTGTCTGCGGATGTAGCAACATTTACTACATGATTATCAGGAATGTATTGACGAGTACCATCTGTAGCAGTAATTCGTAGAAATTCCATTTGTGTTCCTTTTGAGATAAATAAAAAAGGGAAGCGAGGTTTCCCTCACCTCCCCTTCATAGGTTAGTTAGCTAACTATTAAGCGCCAGACAAACCAAAGATCATACCGCAACCCTTAGGATTACGGCACTCAAGTGTACCCTCTTCAACGATCTGACCGATGATAGAGTCACCCAGCTGACCAAGGTCAACTTCTTGCAGAGGACGCAAGCTAGCGTAGCTGAACCACATTGGGTCATACACGAATGCTGTAAAGTTAGCAACATCGTTAACACCAGTAACGGCAGTATTAGAAATACCCATTACGTAGTTAGGAACAACCATGATGTCACCGAAGTCAGACATATAGATCTCGACAGACTGACGGAGCTTGCCATCAGCATCGATATTTCTACGGACGTTACCGTCACCAGCGTTAGAAGTGGTAGAACCTGCAGACTGAGCCTTAGCAGAGAACACACGACGGTTAGCAGGGGACAACATCAACTTAGTGGCTTTACCACCGTTTTCATAGATGCCTTGCATAACTGTGTCAACGTGTGACAGAGCCAAAGAGACTTTATCAGCAGAAGTAACACCAGAGAAAGTACCGCAAACACCGCCACCTGGATTGGTAGGAGCAGTGTACTCGCCAGGAGTGGTCAACACGTTCAATGCTGTAGCAGGAGTTGTGGTAGCAGCAGTGTAGTTGATCCAAGACTGATAGCCACCGAAAGTACGGGTGCCAGAGCCGTTAGAAGACTTCCAACCGTTTACCAAGTCAAACTCAACGTCCCTGCGCAACTCGGTACCACGCTTTTTGAGCTGGTAAGCGTATTCGTCAGCAACACCTGCTTGGTCAACAGCACGCTTAGTGCCAGTAACTGTAACAGTCTTAGAGTTAATTTGTGTGTAATTACCCAAACGTGTACGGAAGGGTTCAGCAGCTTGAGCTGCATTTTGTGTAGCGTATGATACGCCTTCAGCAACAGGAGCAGAAGTTGGGGGTGCCAACTCGTCTGTTTGCCACTCGTGGAACACAGCAGTAGCTTTAGTCTTGCCGATAGACGACAAGAAAGGTGTCTCATCACGAGAAATCATTGAAATAAAATTTGCCAAGTCTTCACGCTCACCAGCGTTGACGGCATTACCAGTAGCAGCAGCGCTACGTGCGGCAGCCTTAGGGCCACCTGTTGCAAAAGTTTGTCCAGCCATTTGTTATTTTCCTTTTAGTGAGAAATTAAAGTTTTTTACTCACTGAAGAAATACGTTTTAGAAAATCTAATTCGTCTTGTTTAGACCCTTGACCTGATAGAACTTTAGAACGGTTTTGATTAACTGCTTGCTTCTCTTTTTGGGAAGTCGGAGTTCCCTTTTTTGATGGGATGGACTTCACGTTTGGAGATGCCTTTCGTTTTACTTCACCTGTTTCTTTAGCTGTTTTAAGCTTACGATAATCATTAATAAACTTTACTACGTTAGGGTCATAGACCGCTTCCAGTAGTTGTTCAGGAATACCTTCTTTGATAGCAAACTCACGAATACTTTTAGCAACTTTTTCTGAGTAATCAGGAATCAGAGTAACAATGTTCTCTTCATACTGTCTCAATAACACTTGTTGTTGTTCTATTTGTTGAGCTTGAATCTGTTCAACAACAGCTCTAGTCTGTTCTTCACGTTTGTTACGTGCTTTCCAGTACTTTTCCTGTACGTCTTCTAGTTGCTCTTTGAGTTCCCTAGCTGTGTAGGTATCACCTTCTTCTCGGGCTTTATCGATTTCACCCTTGACTTTATGATATTGTTGTGCAAAATTAGTTTCAACTGCGGTAAGTTCTTCATTAATAACTGTACCTAATTGAATAATCTCTTGTAGCTTTTCAGCTCGTTCTTGGTCGATCTGTTTCTTCAGTTCGCCTAATTCGCGCCCCTTTTGAGATAGATGTTTGTCGGTAGAATAACCCTTACGGATTTCTTCTAGGGTAACATACTCGGTTTTACCGTCAACTGTGACGGGTACTCTGTACTCCCAGTCAATATCTTCTTCAGAAGGCAAGTCAGCATTTTGGGTAGACGTATCATCCTCAGCTGTATTATCTTCTTCAGAGTCATTTGACCCTTCCTCTTCATCTAGGTCATTTTCAGATTCGGTATCGTTCTCTTCTTGGGCTTCTTCTTCCGATACTTCGTCTGGACTTGGGACGTCATCACCTTCTTCTGGTAGAGATTCTTTGTTAAGACCCAACAGTTCTGCTGCTGGAGAATTACGTAGAATGTCATCAAGGCTCTTTACTTCCAAGTCTGCACTATTCGATCCGTCATCAAAACTCTGGCTACTGATTTCAGAAGCTGGAGTGCTGGTAGAGAGATGTGGTAGATTCATATTCTTTTACCTTTGTGTCCATTATTGTTTGGCTTCAGCTTTAGCTTTTTTAGCTACAGCCATACGTTCAGCGAAGTCCGATTTATGGGGTTCCATAATACGGTCAATAGCATCAATTGCATTTGTTAGATTAACAAAGGTTGGTGCATAATTCCCTGCTCGACCTACACCGCCATTTGATCCGCATTGGACCAATTCACGTAGGATTTCTTGTCGTGCTTTTTCCAGCACATCTTTCGCTTTACTTAAATCACTCATTATTTTCCTCAGACCCCTCTTGGGTGTTTTTGTTTTGTTGCTGGATGAACTTGACGTTATTACCGTACATTTCAATACCAACCAGTTTTTCCTTAACACTACCTAATGCCATAGCAGTATGATACAGGTACTCTCGTTCTTTAGAACAGTGAGGTTCTGTCTTCAACCATGTGACAAAAAGGTCAGCAAGGATTTCGCTATAGGCATCACCAAAGAATTGCTCACGCTCTCGCTGAACAAACTGTGCTCGACCTAATGCTACTTGGGCTTCACGGAAAGGCTCTACTTTGTATTCACCTGTCTCATGATTCATCTTGGGCTTAATCTTCGCTTCAAAGCCTTTTCGATATTTATCCATAAATTATTTCTAGAAAGACTCCCCCATCTCTGAGGGAGGGTTATTGTTACATCATTGGGTTTTCACCAGCAGCCGCAGGACCAGCCTGTGGTTGTGGCTCTTGACTGCCTTGAGGTTTACTTGCATCATTATGCGAGTCAGCATCGATGAAAGCCTTAGCCATAGCAAGGAGTTCTTTAACATCAGGCTTAGGAGGTAGTTCAACACCTTCTTTAGCCGCCTGAATATAAAGCTTACTCCACTCTTGATAACTCTTATCCAAAGAAACCATAAGTTGTTTGGTGTTATCTTGCATGGCATTTTTAGCTTGTACATTAGTAAGGTCAAGTGTAGCTTGCCTTTGTGCTATGTCAATCATCTTAACTTGTTCTTCAAGTTGTCTTTGTTTCTCTGCAGCTTGCATTTCAGCTTCTCTTGACTTCTGAGCTTGTTCAATGAACTTAGGATCAGTGTAGTCAACAAGGAAGTCTAAAGGATCAAGATCCATAGACTCAATAGCTTTGCATGCAATATTTACTGCTGCTTGCGGATTAACAGCTCCACCAGCTCCTGCTTGTTGCAGTGCTGGAATAATCTGTTGTCCCACAGTATTCATCTTCTTCATGATATTGCTGTTACTGTTTTCACCAACATCAACATCAACATAAAGCATCAGGTTACTTGGTAGTGTGCCTGGATCAATAGATTTAAACAAGTCATTCTGATCATAGTATCCAACTTCTTGACCACGGAGTTTATCCCGCATTGTCTTGTAGATACCCTCACACAAACGCTTAAAGCCTGTTTCAGCAAACCTACGTGCCATAAACTGGATACGTACTTGTGCCGCAGACATAGCTCTCTGCATCTTTTCTTCTGAATTACCTGATACATATAGTGTATCATTCAAACCCTGAGCCGCCTTAGACAAACCAGTAGCTTGTTCTTTATGTAGTTGTAACAACTCAAGAACAGGTACAGTACCAGTACTAATAGTGTCTGGTGTTAGTGCAGCTACAGCTCCGTTAGGGTTACCATTAGTTGCAATAATCTGCTTAGGCTTCATGTTTTGTAGAGCACTAAAGTCTACAACATTAGGGTCAGCAAGCTTAGGAGAATAGTTAGTTAAGTAAACATTCTCAATAAAACCCCGCATAATAGCGGTTGAGGCAAGGGTTGTCGGGCGAATCATATCAGCCACAGACAAACCGAAGAACTCGTGAGGAACTTCAAAGGGACAAAGAGTCGCCAATGGAATCATATCACAGTCTTCTTCAAGAAGAATTGTTGAACCAGCAATAATAAAGTGCTTAAGTTCAGCAATACCGTCTCCATCACGGTCTACACGTAACCAACACTCGATAACAGTGAGTTGTCGATTAGCTTCAGACGGGAATAACTCCCGTGAATTTCCCCCAAGCCAGTACTCTTCACCAACCAGACGCTTACGAGCAGCTTGCTCTTCGGTGTACTTGGTAGCCCAATCGTAGCTACCGTCTCCAATGGCGTCCCAGTCAATATTCTCTGCTATGTCAGGGAAAAACTTTCTAACTTCAGAACGAGTCATATCGATCTGAATACCCACAAATGCAGCATCATCAAGTGAGTGCGCATCCCGTGTAATACGGAAACATTCTGGGTGTACGTTCTTAATTAAGACTCGTGTCTTATTATGTTTTCTTTGTAGACGAACATTCTTGTATACCATCTTGTAGACAGCATTACCTTCTTCGTCTGTATCTAATTCTTGTTCATATTGTAGATCACCAATGATCTCTACATTATCTTCAGCTAACAAAAGATCCAGATTCTCTTGGCTGATAGAGTCAAACTCTTCAAACTGATA